ATGCCAACATTGTTTGTAATGTATGCCGTAGGATAGTACAGATAAAACTTGTTATCTTTCAGGGTAAATTTTGGAGGGAATTGACACAATACTGGTAATGTTGGTAACAGAATATTGTACATCGCCATTAGGGCAACATTTAAGGCGTTACATACTTCCGAGGGTTCATTAAAGAATGCGGGGTAGTATAGCGGGGTAACCCGCACAAAAGGAGCCAAAGCCCCATACTTCATTCCAAGGGTTTGCGTGGGAGAGGACTCCAACATTGGTATCAATGTATTAACATCAAATCGAACCACGGCCATTTTCCACCACCAGCAATCAGCGGGCCGAAGTGCGCGTCAATCCGGGAATCAAACACCGGGGTAAGGGCATTGTATGCCGTGTTGATCTGCGTTGCAGCGGCATTGCTGTCGTTGAAGTTTGCGGAAACCAGCAGTTTTTTGATGTTCACCGAAGTGGCATAAGGCCCGACAAGGAAGGTCGGGGTAATGCGAACGGGAGTTACCCCGTCCACATCCAACTGCGTGGCCATCCCCACCATTGCAAGACCCAAAGCAGCCTCGCTAATGGCAGCGGCAGTTGCAGCAAGGTTGTTATGGGTGCTATGGAACAGGTCAGTTCCGTCAGCGGCATCCGGGTTGTCGATCAGGATTCCATACGCCATGTCCCCTTCAAGGGATCGAGCGGAAAGTCCGAACTCGTCAAGGGCTTTCATAAACAGCCCCCACTTGTCGTTGATCATCATTTCCTCGGTGAACTGAACCTTTTTCGCATATTTCGAGATGGAAACGCTGTCCGCGTTCTCAGTGAAGTATGCATACTTGCTTTCCTGTCCTTCCTTGACTTCCTCAAGGTCAATCTTGCCGAGAATGCGCCCGATGTTTTCCGCGCGGAGGTCAGAAACCGTACCCGACATATCGCACCAGACTTCATACGTTTCATTGGCACGATCAAACGCCTTTTGAGCGGTCGTTTCGGCGGTGTTCGACAGCAGATTCGGGAAGTCGGTCGTCACCATCAGCCGTTTGAAAAGTTCCTGCGGAGTGGTCGAGAATTTTACCTTTTCGCCACGGCGTTGCAGGAACTCTGCGGCAAAAGCACAAGGTTTCAATCCTCGAAACTCGTTCGCACCAGCAGAAGCGTCTTTCTCGCTGATAAGGCCATGCCCAAGCATCAGCCCGTCACGCATGACAGGGATCAGCTTGTCCATCCCGTCCGCTTCCACGGTGACTTTCCCGGCAGGGGGAGTCACTTGCTTTTTACTGCGTTCCTCAATGGCATCGAGAACCGCGGCGCGGACTTTGCCGATGTCATCAAATCCATCCGTCCCGGCGATGAATTTCTGTTTCAAATCGCCATCGATACCATGCCGGCTGCAAATGTCCTCAATTTCTTGCAGACGCGCACGTTCTTCGGTCAGTACCGCCTTGCGAACTTCGTCAACATTCACCGGATCAGCCGGGGAATTGACGGTGTTCTGTTTGTTTTCGTTGTCTTTTACCATGTCTTCATTCCTTTTGTTGTTTGGTTTATCTTCGGTGGTTGGGGTTGGGATATTGGGTTCCAAAGACCGGACACCGGCCTTTGGGTCAGCAGGGATAATCACAATGGAATCCTCAGCGGGAATCCAATCGGTGACATAGCGAATTGAAATTTCGCCGTCGTTTTTGCGGTCAATTCCGAGAACCTTTACGGTTTCGCCCGGAGCAACCTTCACGCTTTTCATAATTCGATAGCCGACAGACTGCTTTTTCAGGTGTCCTTCTTTTATCATTCGGAACACCTTATCCGCTTCCGGAACGGCTGAAAAAATACGCGTGCCGACCAGCTTGTCACCCTCAATGCGGATGTTTATGGTCGTGCCAAAAACAGCGTTTACGCCTTCGCCGGAACGGTGAGAATTGATAAGCGCAATGCCATCTTTGATCTCATCCATCCGGCAACCGTCCATAAGCAATATTTCCTGCTCGTATTCCCATGTAGCCCAATTCAACCGCAGGACTGGATTTTCCGTTGCAATCACGCAATCAACCGATCGCGCTTCCTCATTGATCGTTGACGGGGGTGAAACGGCAATGCGCTTTTTCTGCGCTTCCTCAATGCTTGCGCGATGCTTTTCCAGTTCCATCTTTGCACCGTCAAGCGTTTCCGCCTGCAATTCAATCCCAAAAAGGGATCGAGTGTTCTCAATGAATAATTCAAGTTCTTTGTTCATTTAATCATCCTCGCTGGTTTTTTCCTGAATGTTGGTATCTTCCTTTTGCCCAGATAATTCAATGCCAAACTGTTTCACAAGGTCTTGAAATTCCTTGATCCCGGACAATACTTCTTCGGGGTCTTCGCCTTGCGACATAATCCAGTCCTGAGGATCGTACATTCCACGGTCTGCGGCCGTTACCACGCCTTTGATGTCGCGGAGAACGTCCACGGATTCAATGCCCGGAGGCATCCAGAAACAACGTTGATAGCGTCGCTGTCCGCCCGGAGTGAAGTATCCAGGCAAATCCAAGTCGCCGGAAAGGACTGCATAATCCATCCATCTCCGGTAAATCGGGTTATGAAAGTGGTTTGTCAGATATGCCCATTCCGGCTTTAAGCGGTGAATGGTGTTGTTTCTGATCTCGCGGAGGGTGTTGTAATTGAGTTGCTGATAGTCGGAAGCAATCGAGGAATAAGGAACCCGGAGAATGACCGAAAGGACACGCAAGAATATCTTTTGAAAGGTTTCAAGACCCAGTGTCGGACGTTCCGCACCCGGCGCAAGCTGAATAGCTTTCCCGGCAGGCAGGGTTTCAATGGTAAGGTTTTCCAGTACCGTACTGATCTCAGCGTTTACAGAATCAGCGTTCGGGTCTGTAATGAACGCCAGCCATCGGGAAGCCATCTGTTGCGCCGACATTTCGCCGGAAAGAAACTCGTCAAGATCACCAGCAATAAGTATCGTCTGAACCAGCGGAGAAATGCCGCGCCTTTGCCACGGCCTTAATTGCCGGTAAAGGTGAATGACATTTTCGGCGTTTACAGCAAATTGCTTGTCGGCCTTTTCCAAATTGGAAAGGCTGTTTACAAGGTGATAGCGATTGAACTCGTTTGTTTCGGGGTCGTATTCAATACCCTGATCCGTGTTTGTTCCGTCCATTGAACTGTCAATGCAATCCGGTTCAAGGGTCAGGATCGAGTATTTTCGGTTTCTGATCCGATGGATATAAAGGACTTCGCCGCATTCAATCATCTGCCGTACTGCAAGCCTTTGAAGATCGCCAAAGGTATCCCGATTGTTTGCCCCTGCCTTTTCACACCAGAACAGGAAAGCATCCTTGATCTTCATATTGACTTCACGGATCATCTTGCCTTGTTCATCGGTGACAGCAGGCTTGAAATTAAACCCCTCACCGATCTTGTAATCCGTTGCCGCAGTAATCGCGCCATCCAGCCACGGCATATCACGGACAAGCTGCCGTACACGGTTTGCAGCCTTTTGCCTGTCCTGCCGGATATCGTCGTTCGGCCCTGAACCGTGTCCCCAATACTCTTTCAGGGAAGGTGTCAGCTTTGCGCCTGCATAACTGCGCTTTACGATCTGGCGCAGTTGAATATTCCGAAGTTCCTTTGCAGGGTAAAAAACACCAATAAGCCTATCCCATCCCCTTTCGATGATGTTAGGCTTGTAATCCGTAACCGGTTGAGTGTTCTTTTCTTTCATATGAACCTACTCCCGGCTACAGCCCTTGACTTTCTGCCCGTCTGCCCGGTAGAAGCGACATTTGCAATGGATTCCAGCTTTTCCAAGGCTGCAATCAGTTCAGTATTTGATTTATACCGAACCGTCGCATCCCCGATTGTTACTTCAAGCTTGCTGTCCGCTAAAGCCGTGCGCAAAGCGGCAATCTGTTCAGTAATTGATGTAGTTGTGGCCATGCCAATAAGAAAATGCAGAATTGTTAGAAATTAACGATTCTGCCAAAATTGGCACGATTTATTACACAATTATTGAAAAATACGTTAAAAAATAACATTCATGCACAAAAAAAATGGAAATATTAGCATTTCCAAAAAATGGAACTGTTAATATTTCCAAAATATTACCAGCGTCTTATGCGTTTTGGCGCAACAACATCCATCCTTTCCTTGTGCAAAATAAACAAGTCAGCATGTTTTTCCTTCCATTCGTTCAAATCTTCCACGGTTGAAAGCCAAACACAGGAAACGCCATCGCTTGTAACCGGGAAGTCTTTGAACTCAAACCGCCACCGGTGCGCCGTTCTCGGAGAAAAACCCAAGAGATTTGAAATCGCAGTAACCCCGTAAATCGGAGTTTTTTGCTTCTTCTGCTCCTGTTTCGCTTCCTCTTTTGCATTTTCCTGCACACTTTTTTCTGTTTTCTTTGCCTTTTTGATTGAACCTGGCCGAAGTGTCATTTTGATTCCTCCTTTTGTTACCATCTTCTTTCACGCTGCGGGCGAACCCTTGCGCCCAATTCAGGAGCCTTTGCCTGTCTTGTTACGTGTCGATTCAGTTGCAGGGAAGCTGCCCTTGCAAGTGACAGTACTTCGCAATCCCAATAATGGTTTGCCGCCCTTGCGGAACGCGGTGTCCATACGCCATCCTCATTCCGGTACTCTGAAACCATCTGTCGACAATAATCTTCCGTAACACCCTCGAACACATGCCACGCACCAGGGTCTTCCTGTGGAACTCGCAACTTGCCATCCAGCCAGTCTTTGAAAAATGTCGTGTTGATCCTGCAAAGCTGCATACCGCCAATCATATTCTTTCCGCGTCCGTCCTTATCAATGATTGAATAGGTGTAAGGGTTGCCGCCCGGAAGATTGCGCTCACCCTTTGCCGGCAAGATTCTTACCATCCTGCCAGATGTCCTGCACCAGTCGTAAATTTCACTTGTCCGATGCCCCTGCGAATCAATAAAACCGCCAGAAATACTGAATTTCTGCCCATTTTCTCCGACAAACTCTGAAAAGGCAACGCGTTCAACGTCGGCCAGGGATTCACAAAAACCGCTGTCAATCCCCCAACTTTCCATTGCTTCACCGCCGCCCCAAGCCCGGACAGTGTAATAAAACCCGTTATCCTGCGTATCGATGCCCATTGTCAGGCCAGCAACTGGCAAATAAGTCGGAACGATGCCGCGTTCATAGTCAGCCTGGCACTGTTCAATAACTCCCTTGTCGCGCATAGTATCGGTATTCATTCGCCACGGTTCCGCAAGAACAGAGCAAATAAACGTCCTCAATGATTCAAAGTTGCCAGCCTTTGCCTTGCGCTCTGCGGACAGGAACAGTTTTACCAGCTTCGGCCAGCTTCGCCCGATACAGCTTGAAACCTCTGATATTCTGTATCCGACAATTCCCGGAACTGCTTTTGCTGTCGGATGCCATTTCCCGGATGCAAGAAACTGCCTTCTTGATGATTCATATATCCTATGATCGCATTCAGGGCAGGAAACATAGCATCTTTCAGCCCGTTCATCATCTGACAAATGCTTCCCGTTTTCTTCCTCTTTTGGGAACTTCACTCTACCCCATTTTACAACAAACTCATGTCCACATTTTGGACATTTGCAGAACCATTCACGGCGGTCTGATTGCTGGTATGATGACCATATCGGAGCCTCTTCTGTTGTTATTGTTGATGATTTTACAACCTTGCTGTTTGGAAAGGTCTTTGTGCGTTCAATCGCCAAATCTTCCGGTGATCCTTCTTCGCCAAGAGAGGGGGGATACTTGTCCAACTCGTCAAGGTACAGATAGCGAATAGGTCTTGATGCAAGGTTTGAGGCGCTTCCAGCACCGGCAAGCGCAATGACACAGTTATCCAGCTCCATTTCAAGCAGATTGAAAGTTCCACGGCCTGAAAGGGTGTGAACGTCCGTTACCGAACAATCAGTGATGACCTGCTGCAAACGGCTTTTGGAAAAACTCTTTGCCATCTGCTCGGAGGGCATGACAAA